AGTTGGACCGTTACGGTCCGAGCATTGGTGTTTTCCGCAGAAACGGTGACGTCCACCGTTCCCACGCCCGAAGTCCACGGGCTTCCTTTGCGAGGAAGTTTTGCGCTGTGTGGTCCGGCCATGAAATTCTCCTTCAAGTAATTGGGTAACGATCAGCGTACAGGACTGCTTCACTTTGCGTGTAGAAAACCCACCGACCAGTCAAATCGTCCTGTCTCTGCCAAATGGGTTCGCCTTTGCTCGGGCGACTGAAAATTCGAAACCCACGGCGCCGAAGATATTGATCCGTCGCGTAACGGGAGGACGCGTCACGGCTCGGATGTTCTTCAGGATCAATTTTTTCCGGTACAGAGCCGAATTTATTTTCCGGTAGATTCGAATCTTCGCATTGAGACTTCGTGGCCATTGGGCATCCTCATAAGTAAGGGACTCCAAAAGCAGACCTACACTGCCTCCCCCGCCGAATCGGGGGAGGTTGTTCCCCGGCTCGTTCCCCCGTTAGAAGCCTTGTTCCCGCCCAATCCGCCCGTATTGGGTACGTCCGACCCCGTTTCTACAAGCTTGGCAAGGAACGGGTCTTCCACGGCCCGGGCAGCAAGGGCAGCTTCAGCCGTCGGTTTATCCAAACCGAGGACTACCATCAGGTACGAAAGAGGAGGCATGACGAGATAAACCTTGCCCGTGACGTACATTTGAAGGGCATTTGTCACCTTCATCGACACGTCTGCCTTCTCTTCATTGCCCGGAGTATTCAAATCAGGCCACGTGACAGTGTAATCTTCAATGCGCGGAAGTACCCCGAAGCCCATCAATCTGTCAAAGAATGGACGGATCATCCTAGCCGTGAGGTAATCCTCTTGCCGACGGCGAATTCTGCGATTCCAGATGCCAATATCTTGAGTAGAGGCGAGGTGACCGGCCTCCGAGCCAGTGAAAATGCGGACCGGTACGCCCAAAGCGATGCAAAGGGCTTGCATGTGCTGCTGCAAATGCTTGTCCGGAGGAGCTACTTGCGGAGCCAAGCTCTTGACATTGAAGCCAACCGTAGCGATATACCGCTGGAGGCTGTTTTGGTAGAGTTGGAACTGCTCGTCGAGCGATTCCAAATCCAAATTCGCAATTTGAGCAGTTTCCGGAGTAGTTTCTGCCGAATATCCGGGAAAAGCTCCCTTCCAGAACATTTCCGCAGACCCAGAAAGGATCTTACGGATGTCCATCAGGCGATTCCACACCTGCTGTTGCTTGGGGAAACCGTACAACTCATTAGATTTGAGCTGATCCGCAACGTGCAACACCCGAGTCCAGTGAATTTGTCGGTCCAAGGTCTTCGGACCGGGGGATTGAGCGAAAGGAATCTGATCAGCACTCGTGTAAGTGCTGGGATCGATCATTCGAACGGTGTAAACCGTCGGCTGACCGAACCGCGGAGATTCCGAATTCTCCTCCCACTTGGAGATTTGAATCATCGACTCGTCATAAACGCGCAAATACTTCAGTTCTGGGAGCTTTTTGGGTAGATTTGCCCACTCGCCGGTCGCCGGGTCGATGCCCTCGACGGGTTCGTTAAGCCTCCTGCCATCCATAATTCCGTAATGCAGGAGCCCGAAGTGCCCAATTCCGCTCGCCTCGTCTGCCCGATACATATAATCCCAAATTGGGACCGTTTTGAGCAATTTCTGGACTTTCTTTTCCCACTCCGTATCCGTTTCTACCCCCGGTGTTTCACTCAAATTCGGCTTTACCGACCAAGATTCTTCCGGAAAAATGCTCACAACGCGGGCAGGAACGGCTTCCCGCTCGTACATTCGCTTGTAGTCGGCCACCGAGATCGTTTCCGGGTAACCGCACTCCTGATCGATCTTTTTATCGCCGTCGATGCCCTCCCGCTGTTGGGTAAAGCGTGCGCGTTCCAACAGAATGCTCGCATTCTGAATGAATGAGATCTTCTGTTCGGTCGTCAGGTTATGTGCTTTATCACTCAATTTTGCACCGGAAATAGAGAGCGAACCACCCATTGAGACTATAATGTCTCGTTTTTAGACCGGGGGCACGGTCTAAAACGGGAAAAGACTAATCTGGTTCTGACAACTTGCCTTTTCTTTTCAATCCGCCAATTCTCATTCTGCCTTGACTCAGATAAGAAAAAGCACCGGCAGCCGCATCTATCTGGTCCTTGTACTTGGAAAGGGGAAAGTGTTTCATTTCGTCGACAAAGACCTTATTCCATGCCGCCGGTTGAATGACCACGTTGCCGGCATTGACCTGGGTGCTGAAAGGATCTGCCCGCAGGGCTTTGTCCCCCTTCGGTATGCTTACGTGCACCCGAAAGCCCGCAAGCCTACGGACCGTGTTCTCGGCCGATTCCTTGCCCCCACCGGCCCCTTCCTGTTCAATCCCTACCATAACGTGTAAACCGTCTTGAACGGCCGTACGGTGGATGATCCGTTCCCGCTCGTAAGAATCCCAACGACCGCGAATAACATCGAGAACGTAGTACCTCCCTCTGGCGGTGACCCCCATCAGCACTCCGACGGTATAAGCCCCCGCCCCGGCTGTTGCCGCCTTGTCCCAAAACCTCACAATTTCTGCCAACTGTTCCGTCAAGTGCTCGTACTTTAATCTATCAGTCTTGAACATGCCGCCGCCGAGGGGCAGCGGTGCCTGCCCGTACTGGGTGGCGTAGAGGTGATCCCCTTCCGTCATGACTTCGGCAAGGACTTCCCGATCCATCCGAACGGGGTCGAGCAAACCCCCAACGTAGAACCGACGCAGGCTTTCCGGTTTCACCTCGTAAGCGTCTTCCGCAGGTAAACAGACGTGCTTGACTTTGGGGCGCTGTAGCATCATTTCCGTCGGGTCATCCTGCCCCACCCGCTGCATCACCATGATAGTGACGGTAAGTCGCTTCTCCACTTTCCGGGAAAACAGCTCATCCCGAAGCCAAACCTTGCAAGAATTGAGGGTGGCTTCCGAAGCAGCTTCTTTGGGATTGAGGGGATCGTCGACAATGATAAAGTGGGCGTGCTGTCCAATGACCGAACCGTCCGATCCGACGGCATACCTTCCCCCTCCCAAAGTGTTGACGAAAAACCCCTTGGAGTCTTGGTCTTCTTGAAGTTGGATTTCCGGGAACAAAGTCCGAAACAAATCACTCTTGACCACCATTCGACTCTTACGGGAAAGGTCGAGGGCCAAGTTGTACCCGTGGGAAGCACAGATACTCCGAGCTTGGGGCATCCGGGTCCAAACCCAAATGGGAAACATCACAGAACAGATAGTAGACTTGGAGGTTCCCGGAGGAATGTTCACCACCAAATCGTACTCTTTCGTTTCCCCCTTGAAAACCCGCTCTGCCATCTCTTGCAGCTCGTCGCACAAATACTGAATGTGCCAATTCCAGACCGGCTCTTCCGGAACAATGACGTGCCAGAATTCCCTCACGAAATCGTAGAAGGACTCTTTCACCAATTCCCGAAGCAAATCCTTTTCATCCACCCCCATCGGAGGAGGAGGAATGATTCGGGCTTTTTTCTTCTTTTTGGGAAAACGAAGCTTGGGAAGGCTCATTCCAGGATCTCCGCATCGTCAATGTCTTCTTGGGAGGAAGTAACTCCGGGTTTCAGAGCGAGTTTTCTTTCTTCGCGAATCTTCTCCAATGCCGCCCGCTTCTGCTCTTTCGTAAGTTGGAGCGATTCCACCGGCACTACGGTCATCTCCACCTGAACCTTGACCTTACCTTTGATCTTATGCTCTACCCTCAGCTTATCGGAATACCCCCGATCCGCATTGTAGGTCTTGTTGGCAAAGATGGTCGCTGCCGTATCTCCACCTTTCACCAGCTTGATCAGAGCCGACTCAAAGAAATCTTTCTTGTAGTGGTGGATCTGTTCAATGAGCCTCTTGAACTTCGGGTCAGTCGCTTTCCACCTATCAATTAAATTGGGGTGCAACCCAAGCATCGACATCGCTTCAGTCGAATTGAAATTCTTCTGTACCAAAGCGTGCATGAAAAGATGCTGCCTCACCCTCTTGCCAGTCCCCGACAAAAGGGCATTTACCCTCGCCGTGCAATCCTTTGCATCTTGACAAGCATCAATTTCATCCCAAAGATCTTTCAGTTCTTCTGGGAGCTTGTCATACACATAATCTCGGAATGTAGCAAACTCTTGAGGAGCCCGATGCTTCGCCATCGGCTTCCTTGCCATCTCCAGAGCTGCCGCCACTTCTGGTTTTTCTTTCCAAGTAATCCAAGTCTTGGTATTGATCCCAAGAACTTTGCAAATTCTATGCTGGGTGCATCCCTGACTCCTCAACTGGTAAACGCGAATGGGCACCGTCGAATTGTACTTGTTGCCCCGGTCTACCCCGTCTTTCCCGATTTTGGGTACATATCCCGGTGCTGTGCCAGCTTCACCCATGTTCTATTTCCTCCCGATGGTTCCCAACAGCATACCCCCGCCCTAGTGGGGTCGTCTCTCCTTTCTTTTTGAAGTAGGAATTCAAATCAAAAATTTTTACCCCGGAAAAATCACACCCCTCCAATTTTTCAACCCCCCCCCC